ATGGATACGTGACACACTTCTTGCTTCTTTTCGTCTGCCATAATGCTCCTCAGGCAGACTGTGCTGCCTTTTCTTTCTCTGCTGCTTCTTCGGCTAATTCTTTCGCCATCTGAGCGTTGTGCGCGTCTTGCACTTGCTCCCACCGAGATTTTGTAGGCCCGATGTCTGTGAAACTAAAATTGGGCTTAGTGGGCTTCACGTACGCGGCCACCTCTGCTCCCATACGGGAGCTGTGCGGCATAATCGCCAACTCATATTTTGCAACTTTTGACATAAGCTGCTGCTTTTCTTCTCTAAGAGTTGCTACCAAAACGTCTCGGTCGTGCAGTTGTCTCTCCATGTCGTTACGAAGATTGAGAAGATCAAGTTCTAGCCTTTCTGTCAATCTCGATCCAAACAGTTCTCTTAAGAACTGGCGTATACGTGCTCCGAAAGTCTCCGTGTGTTCTAGCATCCTGAGCCTATCCTTTTCTTGCCCTTCCATCTCAGCCTGTTCGGGCCATACCGAAGGGCCATTCTCTTAGTGGCCGCTTCACTGATCTTCCTACACCATTCAGCATTTCTTGGGGGACGCTTTATTCCGCGTCTGCCCTTCTTTGCGTTCACTTCGTCTGAGTACTTTTTACCAGTGATTATTGCTCTCATCTTTTCTCTGGTTTCTTCCGAGCACTCTCTGCCTACGGTTCCTTCTCCTCCATCGGTCATGTTTGTGAATTGCTTTGTGCAGGTACCCAAATCTGCTTTTTGGGTTTACCAAAGTACCCCATCGAACATGCTGTCTCCACCTGTACAGAACAGAAAACACCGTCTGCCCTACGTATTGTTTTCCTGTGATTTTGTTGGTTACTAAATAAATTATCATTGTCCCCTCCATATAAGGTCGCGCAAGGTGGTGTATATGGCACCACCCGCGCTAGCCCCGAGCCGCTAAACTCGGAGATTTTATCCTAAACCACACTTGCCTTGCCAAACTGGTATGTCTTTCTGAACGAACACTGAACTGCGCTTTTCTCTCTCACTCGCCATCTTCAGTAGATAGAAGTGAGCAGCCAGAGGATCTGTTTTGGCGAGGGTCCTTCCGTAATCGTCAATCGTATCTTCTTCTGGCTTCTTTCGGGCCGAATACATCCCGTACAAACCGTAGCGGAACGCGTCGTACGCATCGTCACCTCTCGTATCGACTTTGAGAACGTCGTCCATGTTGTCTGGATCGCGCATCAAAGATGGTAAGGAGAGAATGATGTCTCTGCACGTATCAAGAATAACAAGATCGCCGTTCTTGAACATGTTATAAATTAAAGAAGCGCCACCGACACGATCAGGGTTAGCCCGAGACACTGACGGCAGACCAACCTCACGGTACTCTTTAGAGATTTCATCAGCCGGTGAGTGCTGTGTTACTTGCCTTGCAAACTTTTCATGCGAGAAGAAAATAGCCTTAGGCTTTATGAATTTCTTCTCAGGGTCGCTGGGCATCTTGCACATGGTTTTGAACATGCTAGCCCACTCTTTGTGAGTTTTGCCGCCCTGTGCAACAGTCTCTCTGAAGCAGACCGTCTTGAGCTTATACTCCGAGCCCATCGTGCGTACCATCGCGCGTGTAAACAAATACGCCGCGTTATGGTGCCCGCCCATCGACCAGTCTTGTGATCCCCAAACGGGTTGCCAAGATTGCCAGATAATTGCTTCTGGGTCTTCGCGGAGGTCGATAACGTGTTCGAACGGGTCGAAACAATCGAAATACTGACCTTCAACTGCACCGTCCAAGCCCAGCAGGAGTTTATCCCGCTTGGCCTTCGGCATGCTGTTCAAACGCGCAATAATTCCCGGGTCACGCTTCAGCAACTCGGGATTATCCATTACGGTCGAACGCTGGCAAGCATATAAAGCGGGATCGTATACACAGTGCCAATTTCCAGATTCCTGTACCCACCATGTACCATTAGTCTCGTCCTTGCGTGCGCCCTCAGGTTTATTCCAAGGCTCCTTCTGCACAAACAACGTACGGTAGTACTCATAATAAGGACCCAGAGGGTTTGTACAACCTACGATGACTGGCAAGGGCATGTGACCATGCTGATTTTCTTTGCACCCCGCATTTACTGTATTACGAGAATACAGCATCATCCACGCATCTGCTGAAAATTGTCCAGCTTCGTCCACCAGAATTGCTGGATATGCTTGACCGAGATACTGTTCTATATCTCGCATTTTCAAGTTTTGGCAATGACCAAAAACTACACGAGACCCATTGACAAATGTAGCAACATGTTTCGTTTGATCGTACTTATACAGCTCTGGTGGAATGAAGGTACGGAAATCACTAATCGCTCCGCTCTCCAACTCTTTGAAAGTACGTCTAAGTACTAATATGTCACAACAATCGTAGGCTAATGTGTAGTTTTCTATCATATACAATAGCCAACCTACAGTTTTTCCTGATCGAATACCCCCAACACTAAGGCACTGAGGAGCTAACGGGCGAATATACGGTACGCCGTCTTTGGTTCGCATCTCTAGCAATTCTGTCTGCTTTGGTTGTAATTTGAAAATCTTCCTAAAATCTAATGTGCCGTCCTCATTGAGGTACGCAGGTCTCTCTTTTTTCTCTTCCTTCACCACTTTTTTTGGCATCTCTGGCTCTCTTAGCCATGCTCATTCTGAGTCTAGTCTCTTCGGTGAATGGAGCACGTTTCCTGCCCAATTTTGCTAAACTCTGTTTACGTCTAGTTTCTTCAGTAGCTACTCTTCCTATATGGGCAATACTTATTCTTTTCTTTGTCTCTTCAGACCTTGGTGGTCTTTTGGTGCCACGGTGTCTTTTACTTATCTGAAGCCTTTGCTCAACAGACATCACTTTTCCAGAATTCTTTTCACTAATTCTTTTCTTAGCTTCTTCAGACAGCTTATAACCTTGTCTGCCTTCTCCTCCGTCTGTCAAATTGTATCCGAAAGGGGCCTTAGTATTTAGAAAAGAAATGTAGAACATCTCTACAAAATTCATTTCTTCCTTGGATTCACAGGTATGCAAAATCTCCAACGAAAAACTTTCTTTTCCATATTTTCTTATAGACTTGTGCAAAATGCTCGAATTGGTATTGGAAGTGTGTTCGTTCCATCGTAAATTCAGTTTCTTTGCAGTTTGTCCTACGTATTTCTTTCCGTTAAGAGCGTTTGTTACTAAGTATACTAACATGTTCCCTCCAGATAAGGTCGAGGAGGGCAGCGTATCTGGCACCGCCCTCAACTCTAGCCCCGAGCCGCTAAACTCGGAGATTACTTATTGTCTACAATTTCTGCCTCTATAAAACTGGGCGTTAGTTTCTCTCTTGGTTTTTCCTCAGTGATCTGCTTATTGATCATAAATTCTGGTGGAGTGAGTACCACGATCTTCACGCCTTGAGTCTGCATTGCTTCAATCTCTTCTTCACTCTTGGAAGGTGCACCGTACGCGCGCAAGCTTAGTTCTTTGAACGCCTGAACTGATGCCATGGCACACTTCGCATCCATAACTGTGAGGTATGATCCATCAGCCAGTCTTATAGGATGCCCTAGTTTGTCCAGAACGGGTTGGTGTGGGGAGGTAGATGCGATCAACACTATGTTGTCGAACATCTCCCTGAATCTACTTTCAGAACTCTTTTCCCCAGTTACGGGAGCGTTCAGCAAATTGCGCATGAGCCGGGTAACGTCTGCCGTCTTGGGCATCGTTTTGGGGGAACGCACGAATTTTCCCTTTTCGTTCCTGAACACTTTTACTGGAGTATGAGATTCGTGATGTAGAATCATTTGTTCAGAAGGAGCCGGGGTCTTCTCCGGCTTTCCCTCGGTCTGCTTTTCTGAGTCTTCTGACATTGCTGGCTCCTTATTTCTTTTTGAACTGGAGCAAAACATTATCAAAAATATACTCCACTGGAGAAATCAAATACTTCTTGGTTAAATCTTCAACTGTCTTCGTGAAGTCTGCCTGCGCCTTCTGCGTAATCTGGCTGAGACGCTGGATTTCCATCTGCGCCTTTAAATACGCATTTTCAATATCGCGAATAGCGAGTTTTTCTTCGGCGGTCAGTTCCTGCGTCAGTTTCTTCACTTCCGCTTTTACTTCGGCTTCAATCTTTTTAGCCTCGGCAACTACTTCACCTTCAACCTTGGCCACTTCTGCTTCTACTGCTTTCACTACTGTTTCAACTTCGCTCATCTGAGTCTCCTATTAATTTTGATTTGTCTTTCTACTGCTAAAAAATCGTCAATCCACGTACCAAAGCGTTTTTCTTGAAAATTCCTCGGTCCCCTATGTAGTTCCTCCACTGCTCAAAAACGGGTCCGTGATTGTCTTTCAAATCCGAGGCTACATGACACATTTCATGGCTGAGAGTGAGTAGCCGAGTGGATACGGGCTTACACATTTTTCTGCTGAGAACAATTACATAGTCATGGTAATTGTCGTTGGCCTTGTCTGCCCAACCAAAGAATTTGTCTTCGCAGTTTATGCCTTGCTCTCCGTCGTCTTCTTCATTTGCCCAGCGAACACATACGTTGTTGGTGAGTTGATTGTCGAAAAAACGCTTGTTGATTTTCTTATACCAACGCTTCAGAGTAGGGTCCGACCGCATTGTCTTTCTCCAAGTCCACCACGCGTTTCCCGCGCATTCGGACAAGGTATTTATGGCACAAAAAAAGCCCAAGCGCTTTTTGAGCACTTAGGCTGGTATGAATTATTTATGATTTCTTGGTGGACAGCGCCGGTTATGCTCCGACGACTCAGCGTTGCAAACGCCGTGCGTTCCTGATTACGCCAGCCGCCCACATAAAAGCTGGCTTCGAGTTTTACGAAGCCACCCCCTGAATTGCACAGGTTCGGCTCATTGTGTACTTGGGTTGAACCATACAGACCCGTTTGCTACGCTTTCAGGTTTGATGCATTCAAACCGGGCAGGAGCCGCCCATTCATCGCTATTGCGATGCTCAGTGTCGGCACTCTGAGGAGCCGGGTAAGAATCGCTTAGCGTATCTTACCATTCAGCGCAGCTTTTCAAGCCTACACGCTGAAACTTTGGAGCCCAAGGAAGGAATTACACCCTCGACCCTCGCATATTACAAGTGCGATACTCTGTTGACTGAGCTACATGGGCAAAACTTTGCGCCCTAGTGTCGTGGGGCGCTGCACGTCTGTCTACGATATCCGCATTCCGCGTCTACATATCGTACGGAACAAACTCGATGGGCGCGAGGGTTGGTTGTCCCTCGCTGTACGTGATACATCAAGCCCTTTACAACTCAAAAAGGGAAATAATTACACTTTCCCCCCAGTATGTAAATTATACACCCGTACCCCCCTCTTTGTCAAGTTGAGGTGTTACCAATGCCAACTCTGTAGGCAAGGGGTAGCCCCAAGCGTCATAAGCATCCCACGCAGACCTCGCTTCTTCGCTGACCAAGTACAGATCGAGGTCGGTAAGCGCCGCACGCTTTTGTCCTGCCATACGGTTAAGACGCTCGTCTTGTTCCTCTGGTGACATCTCTGAAATTGTCTTATCAATCAACTTCATTCTTTCTGTTGCTTTCTGAACTTCTTTAATTTCATACACATACTGAAACAAATCCATATGCTCACACTTCTCTTTTATGTCCCTTTTTCCGTCCATTCCCCGCATTTTTGCATCTGCCAAGACTTCTGGGGACAAGCTCTCCCTAAGTTTTTCGTAGTTCTCATCCCATTGATTCTGAAGGATTTCTTGTCGTTCTCTCCTTAGATTCTCCATGGCTAACTTCTTTTCTTCTTTGGTCATTGTGCACCTCCAACAATAATTGTACTACAGGCCCGACCAAAAGTCAACAAAATTCCTAGTAACACGTCCGGTTGACGCACCGGAACAAAGTGTGTTATCATAGACTATAAACCCTGAGGGCAATGTGTACTATACCTTAGAGGGCTAATAGAATCAACAACTTAGATGTAAGTCCAAGAAAACACACATAGTTAGGGGATTCTCATAGTGTTATGATCAAAACACCTGAAAACATAAGCAGAGCCCGCCAAGAGGCCGGGGAACAGGCGAAAATCTGGAGGGCAGCAATCGCGGCAGCGCGCGCGGAGCCGATCCTGTCGCCAGCCAAGCGCACCGAGGTTGAGCATAGGGTAACCTATGCACAAGCCCAGATCGCTGAGATCGCTAAGGAACTGAAGAAGTTGAAAAAGCAAGGAAAAAAACCTTTCTGGAGATAGTATACTGGACAGAAGTTCTGTCCAGTTCAAGAGTATGACCGAGACGACGGAGAATTCGTCAACTACCCAGACTAAAGTCTGGGCTTGTAAAAGCAACCCATACCAAAGTTGCCCTCAAGTTAAACAGTTGTACTAGACAAGTCGCGCTTGTATAGGTGCAAAGTTAGCCGATTGGAAGTGGTATTCCGTAGCATGTGCAGGATGCTTCTCTAGTCCTGCTCCTCTGCATCGGCAACTGTCGAAGAGAAGTATACAGGAGGGCTTATCACCCATGTTATATGTACCCGTAGTAGATGCTAACCAAAAACCGATCATGCCTACCACAGCGAACCGTGCAGCAAGTTGGATTCGCTCGAAGAAGGCTACACCATTCTGGAAGAGGGGAATCTTCTGCGTCCGTCTAAACGTAGAACCTTCTGCCAGAGAGACTCAGACCATTGCGCTGGGCATAGACCCCGGCTCGAAGAAGGAAGGTTATACCGCAAAGTCCGAAGCACACACATTTCTCAACATCCAAGCCGATGCAGTAACGTGGGTCAAGGATGCAGTCGAGACTCGCAGAAACTTGCGTAGGTCTAGGCGTAACAGGAAAACCCCATATCGTAAATGTCGTTGGAATCGTGGAGTTGGATTCAGACTTCCACCTTCGACACGAGCACGCTGGGGATGGAAATTGCGCATCGCTAATTGGCTTCAGAAGATGTATCCCATCACCACATTTGTGGTGGAAGACATCAGTGCAGAAACCCGCAAGGGGTGCAAGAAATGGAACAAATCATTCTCTCCCTTAGAAGTGGGTAAGAAGTGGTTCTACAAACAACTCTCTAAACTCGGCAGAGTAGAAACCAAGGAAGGTTGGGAAACGTTTGAAATGCGCAACGCTCATGGGCTAAAGAAGTCCAAGAGCAAGATGTCGGAAGTGTTCGAAGCACATTGTGTGGACTCATGGGTGCTCGCCAACTGGTTTGTTGGTGGGCATACCAAGCCCGACTACAAACGTATGTTGTGCATTACTCCCCTCAGGTTCCATCGTAGGCAACTACACGTACAGAATCCAACAGATGGCAACGTTCGCAAACCTTATGGCGGAACCCGCAGTGAGGGTTTTACTCGTGGCTCCTTGATTCAGCATGTCAAAAAAGGACTCGCGTATGTCGGTGGAACAATGGCTGGGAAAATCAGCCTACACGACGTTGCAACAGGCAAGAGATTAGGACAAAGTTACAAGCCAGAAGATTGCAAATTTCTGAGTTTCAATACATGGAGAACGCGACTCCTCCCACCCCAA